CTTTAATCAATTCAGATAGAGGTACTTCTTTTTCTTCCCCTGCGGCTTTAACTACATATGAAGGCTCTTCTTCTTGACTGTCATCTTCTTGTACTTCAGCATCATCCTCAACCACTTCTTCTTCTTGTTGTGGCTCTGCTTCTTGTTCCTGTGCTTGTTCTTGGATTTCTTGTTCACCTGCTCTTTGCTCCGTAGAGTTAGCTGGGGTGTCCATTAGACCTTCAAACGCATTGGCTGCTTGACTTACAGTAAGCGTGCCACTTCCAGAATCTTCTGGAGTCATGGTATTTTCACTCATTTATTTTTCCTATATTACCTCTATGGGAGGTGTACCAAATGTAGAAATATCTACAATATCTTAAATCGGTTCTTATCTATTGCTTGACCTGCTGCAATGGCTTCAAGACTGCCGATTAATTCTTTTATAGCAGCTATTTTATGATAGGACTGCTCTCTAATTTCTGTATCAGAGTCATTAGAGTTTATAATTTGTTGTATGTGGCCATCAATCATGCCTTGTAAGACTGATTTAAAGTCATCATCTTGTAAAATGTTTTGAATATTTTGTGTGTTCATTACATTCCGTATGGTGTTTGCATATCTTTCATTTTACTTAATGCATCCACAATAGTTTTTGTATTAGCACCACGAGTTTTTTCTGCTTGATTTTGTGCATCAGCTTGAATCTTCATTTCTTGCATTTGCAACTCTAATTGCTTACGAGCATTATCAAGTTCCATTTGTTGTTTTTCTAACTCAAGTTTAGCCATCTCTGTTTGAGCTTTTAATTCTGCTTTTTGTTGTTCAACTTGTGCAAGAATTTTAGTAGACTCAATAGTTGGATCTGGTTTATCACCTTTTTGTTGTTCTTGTTGAGCTAATTGTTGTGACTGTTCTGGTGTAATGTCTTGCAAGAAACCACTAGCATCTTTAAATCCAGCCATGTGAATAAATTTAGCTAATGTATCTCTGTATTGTTTAAGATTTACTAAAGGATTTGCCAAGCCATAACCCTGTAAGATTTGCTCTTGTTTACCTAAAATCATTTGCATAGTAGCTAACTGTTCTGCACGAGAACCTGTACCTAAACCTACATTGATGCTAATAGAATATTGTTCTGACCATTCTCTAGGATTAAATGTCATTGGTTTCTTATTGATCATAAGCGTTCTAGGATTCACTTGGTACTTACATAATAATCTAAAGATACCTTGAAATAGTGATTTGACACCTGTTTCTGCAAAGATACGAGCAATTAGTTCTAGTTTACCATTAGCAGCGTTAGACATAGTGGCCACTGCTGTAGCTGTAGCGTTTTGCAATACGTTAGGATCTAATCCTTGATTCATATCACTAACACCAGTACGTTTAGCTTGTACATCATCCAAGTATTGTAATAATGGGAATGATTGTCCAGCACTAGATGTTACATTTAATTGTGATACTGCTGCTGGGTTTTTAACACGAATGACACCGCCTGCTGTAGATGTAAGTAAATCATCATAATTTACTTGACCTTCTACCGCTAGTACACGAGCATTATTAGTAAGGTACATATTATCTAAAATCTGACGAGTTACTGTAGACTTAATAAGTTGTAAGTCCATTGTGCGATCCGCTAATGAATTGCCAAAGAATTTATGTGGTATTGGTAATGGGCAAATAGAATGGAAAGGAATGTAATCACAATCTTCATCACTTAAAATTTCATTAGATGCATATACAATTTTGCGTAGTTCTGCTACACCGTCATCATTATAATCAACCTTGATATAGCACTCATATACCTCTACGATTTGCATAGAGTGATCTTGTGACATCATGTCAGTAGGTTGTTCGCCACGAGTATAACGTGCAATTCTTTCTGGGCTATATTCTAATGCATTACCAGTATTTAAACCTTCTACAATTTTAGGATCAAATCCCATTGAGATAAGTTCACTACGAGTAAGCATCTTACGATGTGCACAGAAACCAGACTCTTGAATGTTTCTAGCACGTTTGGAAATAATAAATTCTTCTGGTGGAATGTTCTCTACACGAACTGTACCATTGCGTACTGTTTTACGAACTTTAACATTATGTGTTTGGTTATTACGTTCTACTTGCTGTCCTGTAATTGGATCTGCAACAATCTCAATATTATCAACCATTTCATGTGATACTAATTCTACTTCTTGATCTTGCATAATGAGCACAAGCTCATCTTCAGTTAAACCTTTGTATTCTTCTTTTGTGATATTTGTTTCATCATCCCAATATACTTTAACGACACCAACTTTTTCAAGTAAAGCATCCTTAAACCAATTGTGAAGAATGTGGAATCCATCATTGTCTTTATAAAATACATGATTAACATATGTTGTAGCTCCGTCTGCTAATTCTTGGTCACCTTCATGAACTGGATTGAACTCAACAATATTATCGCTAGAAGTAAATACACGAATAAGTTGTGGTAATGCACCGTCTACAGCTTCTGCTACTTCACCAGTAACAATCTGTGACTTACCTTCTACTTCATTACCATATGGTCTGCGTAGATAATACTCAAGTGCTTGTTGTCTTTCCTTTGTGGTTTCAGATTGGATATAACCTAATGCACTCCAGATTTCAGAATCTAGAATGGCCTTAAGTTTTCCTTCGTCCATTATGTAACCAGATTTTTTAGGTTTTGCCATTGTTATACTATCCATGAATTATTAATGTTTAAAGGCTGACCCCAGTTACTATCTGTTTCGTCTAACCCTACCGCTAAATATCTAAATGCGTCTGCTGCGTGTGAGCACCAATCATGTAGTGGTGTGTCAAAGAATACGTTACGCTTCTCATCATACACTCTACGGTAATTTCTTAAGGCATCTATGCCTTGCTTTACATTTTTATCAAACCAGCATCGTGGTAACAATCTGCGTACTGCTTGTATGCCATCTGCTACTGGTAGCTTTTTAACTACTGTGATCTCTAGTCCTGCATCTTCTAATACTTCTTGTCTTGATTTACCTGTGCCTAACTCTCTGACTACCACGTCATGAGGTAAAAGCTGCACAGCATCACTCCATTTATTATCTCGCAACCACTGAACATATGTATCCAATCCTTGACCATGATTTTCATAATAGTCTACAAGTCGTATTTCTTTTCCTACAACTTGTGCGACCCAAATACTTGTACTGTCTGACATACCCAAATCCCATGCACAGTAAGTTTTGCTTAATGTTTCTTTAGGTATTGTTGTAATCTTATTATCTTTTTCAAGATCATTAATGATTGTACCGTAATATGATCCTTCAACTGCGGCATTGAATGAGCATTCAAATTCTTGCTGATACTTATCCTCGCCCATCTCATTACGAGCTGAAGCAAGTTCTTGTGGATCTAATAGCTTTGTTTCACTAGCTTTAAATTCTAATAAAGCCCAGTCATCTTGTTTTCTATCTGCACGATCACGCAAATCTTTAAAATGGTTATTGCCTTTAGGTGTACCGATAAACATACACCAGCCCTTACGATCTGCTAGTGCTGGCCTTACTACACTATTCCAAATAACTGGATTGATGTCACCGACCTCGTCAATCACGCAGCCATCCATGTAGATGCCTCTCAATGAATCTGGATTATCAGCTCCGTATAAAGATATACGTCTACCCATAAAGTCAACACGCAATTCAGCAATGTTAGCTACTGCACCTAGTGGCCTTGTATATTCCAATAAGTAATCCCATGCAATTCTTTTTGCTTGAGAGTATGTTGCTGCAATATAAGAAAATCTTGGATTAGGTTTTTCACACAGTAGTGATGAATGTATCAACTGATTTATGGCTGATACAGTCTTGCCCATACGTCTATGAGCTACCACTACTGTGAACCTGTTGTCCTTCACCATGTGGTGAATCAACTTCTGTGGTTCTCTGGGACGATACCCAGTATCTAGAACGTTATTCAATTCCTGTTACAATCTTAATAATTACTGGTTCATCTGAATCGCCAGTTACTTTATTTTCTTGTAAGGCTTTACCGTCTAATCTGTCACCTAACTCTTTAATAGCAGTCATATCGCCTTCGCCAGCCTTTTCGTATAACTTCTCGGCTAACATGTGAAGTCTTTTATAATCTTCTTGTATAGCTAACTTACGGATAATAGAACCCCAAAGTCTATTTTCTTTGCTTGAGTTCTTATTGCCTTTGTTTGCGTGTGCTGCCTTTTCTCTTGCTAATGTTAATTGTTCTTCTTTATCCATATCGTAACTCCATTGCTGGGTCATTACCTAAAATTTATCAGAGTATTTCTTTGCTAACTTATTGATTCTTAACAATATGTCTAATGGGCAGCGTTGAATTAAAAAACTCATAGCTTTTTTATTGCCATTGATTGCATCATTCATTACCAACTCAACATACTTTCTTATTTCTTTAGTTGATAAGGATAATATTCTTTTTAATTCTTGTTTGGTATTATCGTAATCTATACATATAGAGTAGCCACTTATAACACCCTTTTTAAATGTATTGTATAAATTATCTATACCTATTTCTTGTATTAGGAACTCTTCAAACTCTAAAGCCTGTACTTCTGATATATTGTTATGTACTATCTTAACTGTATAAGGTTCAGGATAGTTTCTTTTTTCGTAAGCACGATTACCTTTGCCCTTACCTACATATATTGGCTTATTGTTTTCGTTTAAATGTAAGTATGTATAATACATATTACTTGGTTAATTTTATGCTAATTCCGTTACGCAAAGTGTTGAAGCTGTTACAGTTGCATCTTTAATGTAAGCAATCTTATCACCTGCATTAACTTTAAATATACCTACTGAATTATTTGGAATCATCATACTTGTAGTAATAGAAGCTGTTGGAGCTGTGCCAAATGCAACATGGCAGTGACCAAGTGAACAAGATACTCTTACTAAAGTTGTGCCTGTGCCAAATGCTGTTGAAGCTGCTGTAGTGTTACCTACTGAAAACACTTGTGATGTACTTGGCACATAAGCGTCTACTAAATTTTCATTATCATCAAATCTTATGCTACTCATTGTTATTCTCCGTCTGTATATTCGTTAGTATCGTTTTCTTTGTTACCGTATTCAAACTTTGCCAGCATAAGCATTTGTTTTTGAGCTGTAGTCATTTTATCTTTAATAGATCCACCTACTAGCCATGCACTACAAGTTCTGTCTGCTGCACATTTAAATTCAAACAGTTCACAATAGCCTAACTCTGCTGCATTCACTACTTCATTAGCGTATGTTTCTTTATCTGATTCTTCACCTTGAATACCACTAACAATACAATCCATCATTTCTGGTGTCTGTATAAAGGCCGCACAGTTGCCGCAACGCATTGTTTTAGCGTTCTCTACAGATGTTGCCCATTCTTTTGCTTTGTCTTTCCAGAAATCTTCATTAGGAAGTTCTGGATTGGCAGCACCGTAACCTACATTCTTGAATGCCCAGTCACGATTTTTAAGGTTGACCTTAATATCATGAGTAGCAATAGGACAAATTTTAGCCATTATTTCTTTTTAGCTGTTTTGGCTGATTGTTTAAATGCTTTAGCAGTAGGTGCACCTTTAGTGCCTACCTTACGCATCTTCTCACCAGAACCTTCAGCTATCCTTTTTTGTTTAGCGTTTATGTTTGCGTATAATCCGTTTTTCATTTTTTCTTTTTCATGCCAGCTTCTGACATTGCAATAGCTACAGCTTGTTTTTGTGATTTAACTACAGCACCAGTTTTAGAACCAGAATGCAATTTACCTGCACCGTATTCCTTCATTACTTTACCTACTTTAGCCATCTTACCTGCTTTTGTTTTTGGTTTGGGCATTGCCATAGTATTATCCTTATTTTAAGAAACGTAGTTTATATAAAGCACTATCAAGCGAATCAACGATGTTATCAACTAACTGTTGGAGTTCACTATCCTGTGGAAGTTCTTGTCTTAATGCTGTGATGTGATCGTATAAAGTTTCTACTTCTTTAACTGGATCTGAATTTGGTGCGGAATAAAATTCTGGTAGGTTTTCTAGTTGGCCATACTTGCCCATGTATGCCTCAATGAAACTGTCTGTAGTTTCTTCAACTGATGAATATAATTCACCTAACGTAACGTGCTGTGCAAATGATTTAGATTGCCAGTGCAATATATGTAAGTTGGTGACTGCGTGTAATAGCACTAGTGCAAGTACTGGTGTTACTCCGCTTTGATCAACGTTGTCTTTGAATGGGATAGCCATAGTTTAATATTTGGTTTCTTTAATTGAAAATGTGTTTGGTTTCTACAGTCTTGACATATAGATGACCCAGACTCATCTGGATCGTACGGTTCACCGCACTCGTTGCATATTGATACGTTCATGTCCTTCAGACTAAAAAAAAGCCTGTTTTTTACACAGGCCAAATACTACGGAGATTGTTGAGTTTATGAAACCGATAGGCACAATTATCCCAACCCCCAGATTATACCATTAAATGATGTTGATGTCAAGTGCTAACTAGGTATTCTGCGTGCAGCAATAGTTAAAAGATTATCTAATGCTTGGCTCATGTGGTAATCCTGCAACACTTCAGCTTTTGATCCTGTGTACTTGTGATAAATTGCATTTTGCTGACGTTCTGGAAGGGATGAAATTATAGCGTCTATGGTGCGGACGTGATCGGCTGTCATTGAATCGTACATTTCGTCAAACGATGTACTTGATCCGCCTCCATACATACCAATTGACCGATTTGGATAGCCTAATTGATTTGATGTGCTTTGCTTCATGTAAGATGACCATGACTTTAATAAATCTAATAGCCTTTCCATTGTCATTTAGTTAGTTCCTTTTCAATTAATCTAGCAAATAAAAATACTTGATCTATTTTAGAAAGACCTCCTAAACTTCCAATACTTTCTTTAAATGCTTTTAATATTTGTTCTTCAGTCAACATTTTAATCCTCTACATAATATATTGCACTAGCGTTAAAACTTTCTGTATGCAATAGTCTTTGGTCATTATGTTTTTGTTTATCTTCTGTATGTTGGTATGTGCCAATAATTTTACCTTCAAAATTTGGCATGGGATGTAATATGTTTTGTAACATACATGGACGATCAGCAAAATAAATTGTATTGCCTTTGTTACCAGATGAATTTAAAAATTTATATGTCACCATAGATGCAATTGCACCTTTGATATGATTATACTCTGCATTAATTCTTTTGCATATTTCAAATGATGTTACTTTGTCATCACCTACAGCATCAACAATTAATTTTCTTAATTCAGTAACATTAACTTCTTTTCCATTAACTGAATATAATTTTCTTATTCTATTAATCATAAAATCCTAAATTTTACCAATTTTGTTGGACATATATAAAAGTTTTGCTTGACATCTTCATATCTTTTATCTTTATAACTTTTAACAACCCAATTTTTCTTTGTTTCCGCTTTAATAATAGCAATATGAGTTCTTTCTTTGTTTAAATAAATATAAGCATATGGTTTTGGATTTGAATAATCATAAGAGTATTGTGCACAAACCATAAATTGTTCTTTATATGGCCAATCTTCCGCACAAGTAAAACTTGCACCAAGATTTTTTACTTCAATTCTTTTTAATGATTCACCATCTTTTGATATATACATATCACCATCGTCAACATTTGCTTTCCAATCTTTGTAATGCTTTGATCTTTTAATTGGATTAACAGTTACTGCATGGCCAAGATTATTTAACCATTGTGCAATAATCCAAACACCTTCTTGGCTTTTTTCTAAAAAATTTAAAAATCTTTTATGATCTGTTTCATTATTAATCATTAACTAACATCCACTTCTTTTATTTGCCAACGATTGTTTTGTTTATATGTACCCCACACAAATATTTTCCACCCTGCCTTGCGTACATATTTAACAGATTCACTATCACTGATTTTTTTTATTCTTGCTCCCATATTGCTTTTGGATGTGACCTGTACCGCCACTACTTGGCCTTCTTCAGTTATAGCAAGAATGTCAATAAACGTAAATAAATCTTTGCGTACACCAGCATGAAAGTTAAATGTTTCCACTATCTGTACTAGTGGGTAATTCTCCTTTTTCATCTTTGCTAGTGCTACCTGTGTTGGTGACATTGCCATTAAATTGTCCTTCGTGTGGTTTTTGTTTAAAAATAGTATCCCAGCGATCTACTAACTCTTGTTCAGAAATTAATAGTGGCCTTCTTCCAGAGCCTTTACCCATCATCCTCCTCCATGATATGAACTTTAATATATTTATATGCAGCTTCAATTGCTACAAATGGAATTAAAAATGGCACTAACATAAATCCAGTAATACCTACAATAAATTTAAGCATCAAGCATCCTTAATGTTTTTTCCAATAACTCTTCTTCTGTGCCATATTTTTCTTCAAATGTTTTTTGGCCTGCGTGGAGTGCAACTCCGTATCCACCATTTTGATGATGCAATGGGCAAAGAGGAATGGCAAGCGACCAATGAGATTTTTGACCAATACCAGCACCATGTCTAATGTGGTGAATATGAGGTTGAGAATACCCAAAACCAAGATTGCTACACACAATGCAACCAAGTTGAGATAATTTATCATAGTGCTGTTTCTCTGCTTTGGTCAAAATGAAATCCCAATCCTATTGCAAAACGTTGAATGTCATGAATGTAATTTTTAAATGAATCAACATCCAATTGCGTAGTACTCTTTATAGCATAGATTTCTGATCCTGCAACTGTTTTCTTTTCAGAAAGGTACTTAAATCTAAACATATCATGTAGTTCAAGGTCAGCGTATCCTGTGTAATCGCCCAGCTCCTTAAGCATTGCCCAGTAGTAATCATTTTGAGAATTACTTCGCTTGGATTTAAACTTACCAAGTTCCAAGTCACCTTCTTTTTCAAAGTCATGACGATGAATTTTTGCTACTGCTAACAATATGTTGTGTTTCGTTATTCTCATACTTTTTGCTCCAGTTAGTAGATTTGTAAACCATTCCATTTTTTAATGTTACCTTCCATGCAGTTGGTGATAAAAGATTTCCTTCTGGATCAATGTCAAAATATTTAAACCATTCAGTTGTTTTATAGTTCATATTGGCTTATCCCTGTATCTTAATGATTTTGGTTGAAACCACAATGGTATAGATCCTTCCCATTCAAAATGCCTTTGCTTATTCACAGCCATAAATCCATCTGGAACAATTCTTGCATCCTCTTCAGTAAGTTTACCTTCCATTATGTCTTTTTCTTTTTTCTTATTACGGTACACCGAAACGCAATTGTCCGCAAGGTTAGTTATTGTCGCAGAACCTGCCACGTCAAACTTACTTGGTGTGTGTGTAGTTTCGTCTATTGTTTTTCTGCTGTGTGCAATAAGATGAATGTGAACATTTAAATCTCGTGCTGCAATACAAAGTTGATCTACAAATTTCTTTTGTCCATTGTAATCATCTTCATTAATAGAACACTTCATTAGACTGTCTACCACAAAATGTTGGATGCCTAATTGTTCTGCACCGTAGTAGATAACACTTAATACTGCTGTTGGATTTGTGCTGCCTAACTGGTCGTACAAATATAATTTTCCAGTTGAGTCTGTGCAAAATTTAGTAATAGCAGTTTCTGTGGGTTCGCTAGTACCTACTGATTGACGAATGTATCTAGCCAATGTACTCCTACAGGACATCTCAAACGAACAAATCATAACCTTATAATTTTCAATTAGCTTAAGCGTTACATAGCTCAATAGCATACTTTTACCATGACCGCTATAGCCAGACCAAATTGTTGTTTCCCCTAAACGAAGTCTAAAATTTTCTGCTTTATCAAACGGAAGATATGCACCACTTTGTATCTCGCCAGAGAAGTATCCAATCGTAGATTCAATAAAAGTATCTGGGCTCTTAATTTTACGATACTCATCACTGTCCCTTCTAAAAAAATAATTCTTGATCTTATCCTCATCAACAATGAGGTTCTTAACTTTTTCTTCTAATGACATAAGTCGTAGGCCTTTCTCAATCTTTGTGATGCCACCATTAGTCTATCGTGATCCTCTAGTGGTAGCTTTTTCCCATTAGCAATATCTATAGCGGCCAGAGCTACAAGTAATGTTTCATTAGAGATAGATTTTAAAACAGAATATGGATTAAATGGTTTTGATACTGGCTTGAAGTCACCAATACGTTGAGGCACAATATCATCAAAAGTTAATCCTACAGCACCTAGTATATCATTGGCTGCACATCCTGCAAAGCAATTAATAAGAATTCTACCGTCTGGAAGTTCCTTAACCCCTAGCGATGCTGTTCTATCGTCATGGGCTGGGCATATACATTGGTACTCGTCCTTGCCAGACTTGTAAGATTTTTCAAAGTTTCCAATAAACTCATAAATATTCATTCAATGTCCTTTATAAAGATTATCTTCTCATCTTCTCTCTTCTCATATTCTCTCTTATTCTCTTCTCTCTTATCCTCTCTAGCATAGTCCGTATACTCGTTGTATACTGTTTTGGCTAGATCGCCCTCAAACCAAGCCTTGAGAGAATTTAACATACCCATAATAAAGTCTTTGTCTTTATGAAGTCTAAAGCATAGTTTTTTCATATCTGGGAGTTCACCGTTCTTTTCTGATGCCAAACACCAAAGTTCAAAAAGTGTGGCCTTCTGATCTGAACTTAACTCATGCCAGTCTGGGTCATTTATAATGTCCCTGCCATAAACCTTGAACCAAACCATAGATGTTTTGTTCTTAAAATGCTGAAACTTGCTCCAGTTCCTAACTTTCATACAATCTCCTTAAAATAAACATTCTTCAAATTGTGTCAAATCTGGCACAATCTTTGCTTTAGGGATGATTTTTAACTTACAATTAGGTCTATTCTCAAGAAACCATAGGGCAGAGGCCTTGTTACTAAAGGCTCTCAATGGTTTTCCATCAAATTCGTCTAATATAATAAATCTTAAATATCCCATAGGTAAGAACGCTATCACAGGTAAAAATTATTTGCAAACTATTTTAATATAATTATTATATAAATATTATATAAATAATGCTTGACATCTTTTACCAAATCTATAATATGGCTATATCAACGTTAATTAAGGAAAAAAAATGAATGTTACTTTTAATAAAACAAGCAAACCAAACAAAATATTTAGTGTATGGAATGTTTTAATTAATGGGCTAGAAAGTCAATATAAAATTATTGGTGAACAGCATCCCAGATTTAAAAATATATACAGTATTTGGAATGGTGAAACAAAACAAGAAAAAGTAATCGGCAGTTTAGAAAACGCTAAAACTTATATAAAAAAGGAATTATGTTAATTATGAAAATTATATATATTATTGTTCCTGTGGCTGTGTACTCATACGCAGCCTTTATACTTTACGTTGTATTCCCATACTTAATTAAACATTTTGGAGCATAACATGGACGCACTAGCGATTTTAAAAAGTTATATAGATGATCTTCAACACCATGACTGGTATTATAATTTTTCAGATGATCACCAAGCATGGAAGATTGGATCTGATACTTATCACAGATTAATTGAAACTGCAAAATCTATTGACCAAGAATTCCAAATATGGAATACAATAGCACCAAACCAATTTAAGGATGGTAAAAATGAATAGGTTTTACAGAATTGTTCTTAACACAAGATTACAAAGAAAGTTTACACAAAAGTTTTATATCGTGGTAAAGTGGTTTGTAATCATATTTTGGAGTTACTTTATTTATGAATTCATTAGATAAAATTATTGCGGAATTGAAGGCGGCCACAGCAGAACTTAAGGCCGATAATGACCAAGCGGAGAAAAAAGAAAATGGACGATATACAGTTTTACCAGCAGTACCAGCAGCAAGAGCAGGAACAATTAGAACAACAACAAAAACAAACGGAGAATAGCTATGACAACAACTAAACAAGGTGTGGTAAACATCAAAGGTAAAGAGTACAAAACAGTGGCCTTAAGGGTTCAAGAGTTTCGTGAACAGTTTAAAGACTATTGCTTGACTACTGAAGTAATTCAATTAGATCCAGAACAGTGCGTTATTAAAGCATCTGTTATTGATAATTCAGATCGTGTAGTGGCCACAGGCCTTGCACAAGAATTTAGAAAGGCATCTCAAATTAATGGTACATCTTATGTGGAAAATTGTGAAACTTCTGCTATCGGTAGGGCTTTGGCTTGTCTTGGTCTTGGCGGTACTGAATTTGCTAGTGCTAATGAAGTACTTAATGCTATTCATCAGCAAAACAATCCAGTGGTTGAAAAGATTTCAGATGATGATCTTGAAGTTATTAAAGGCCAATTAATTTTATCTCATGAGGCTGGTGAGTTAAAACAAGCCTTTCATAAGTTGAGTCCATACGCACAAGAAAAATTGCGTGACTTTGCTAATGATTTAAGAAAGGCTGCATGAGTCATTTAAAAAACAATGCTAGACACAATCGTATTACCGCTAGTAATGCATGGGCTGCGGTTTACGAGAGGCAAAAACTTTGGAGGGATATGACTTTTCGTAGCCTTCCATTTGAAGGTAATGAGGCCACAAAATATGGCCAACTTAACGAGCCTGTAGCATTGAGTCAGTTTGAAAAAGAAATGGATGTTATCTGTGAGTCTGGTAATAAATTAATACTCCATCCAGAGTTGCCATTTGCTGCCAGCCCAGACGCATTTATTGAATCAATTCCAGTTGAGTTGAAGTGTCCCTTCACTCAATTAGTATATCCAGAGATTCCAGAACGATATTATTTTCAAGTTCAGTTACAACTTGAAGTATGTGACCAACCATACGCATGGTTTTATGTTTGGACACCAAATGCAACACAAGTAACTAAAGTAGAACGCAATAAAGATTTCATTGAATGGTACAAGCCATTAGCATTAGAGTTTTTAAAATCTCTTGATGATGACGTTGAACCAGTAAGATGGAAACGTAAGCCAATTTTTATTAAGGAGTAATGTATGGCGGATTATGATAATACCAATACTTTTGTATTG